TGGCCGGCGGCAACTACGGCAGAGTTGCCGCCGAACCCTCCCAGGGGCGTTGGCCCGGCAACGTGCTGCACGACGGCTGCCTGCCCGAGCCTATGGACCGTTATTTCTACCACGCCAAGGCCAGCAAGCAGGACCGCGAGGAAGGTCTCGAAGACTTTGCGCGGACACAGGCGCACGAGATAACCGGGCGTAAAGAGGGCAGCGCGGGGCAAGATAGCCCCAGGGCGGGCATACAGTCGGGCGAGCGGGGCAACTCCCATCCGACCGTCAAGCCGACCGCCGTTATGCAGTGGTTGTGCCGATTGATCACGCCGCCAGGTGGCACATTACTCGACCCGTTCTGTGGGTCAGGGTCAACACTTAAAGCCGCCGCGCTCGAGGGCTTCAACGCCGTGGGGTGCGAGATGTCGCCAGAGTATGCAGAGATCGCCAGAGCCCGAGAGGAGGCAGCAAAATGCAAACAGTCTACATAACGCCGTACACTGTCCCGAGCGGGCGGCCGTCCACGCCGTCCACGCCAATGCAGGCGGCAAACATTAAAGCGGCGGGCAGCATGATGTTCTCAGGGACGACACCGGTCATCGACCGCAAGCGCATGCTAGTGTTTGACGTCGGCGAGGGCAACCGTGTGGCGATCACCGATTACGCGGTCGCCTAAATAGTTATTGACTATAGGGAAAATAGGGGGCATGATGTCCCTTATTTACCATTAGGAAAACAACAAATGAACAAACGTAAACTAGCCAAAGACCGCCGCGACGAGATCATGTCCGTGGCGTTGGCGCTAGCCGTAACCCACGGATACACCCGCGTGACCCGTGAGGCTGTCGCCACGCTCGTCAACGTAACGCCCCAAGCTATCCAACATCACATCGGCACAATGGCCGCATTGCGTCGGGACCTCATGCGCAAGGCCATCGAGTGCGAGTGCCTGCCGGTGATCGCCCAGGGCATGGCCAACCGCGACGAGCACGCCCTCAAAGCGCCGCCGGAGTTGCAGGCCCGAGCGAGGGCCGCACTGTGACCAGCACGGAGATATTGGGAGACTGCCGGCAGGTCCTCGCCACGCTGCCGTCGAAAAGCGTCGACCTCGTCCTGACGTCCCCGCCGTACAACATGAACCTGCGCATTCGCAACGGCCGGTATCTCTCCCGGCAGATCGTCAAGGAGCTGTCAACGAAGTACAAAGCGTACGACGACAACTTGCCAATGGAGGAATACTTCGAGTTTAACAAGGAGGTAGTGACGCAACTTTTGCGCGTGTCGGACTTAGTGTTTTATAACGTGCAGTTTCTCACCGGCAACAAACCCGCGGTGTTCCGCCTGTTGGGCGAGTTCCACGACAAGGTAAAGGAGTTTATTATCTGGGACAAAGTGAACGCGCAGCCGGCAATAGGTGAGGGCGTGCTAAACTCGCAGTTTGAAGTGCTGATCGTCTTTCAGAGCTCTGCCCCCGAAAGCCGGTCGTTTCAGTCCGCGCAGTTCGAACGCGGGACGCTGGCGAACCATTGGTCCATAAAGCGGGGCCCGAAGGCGCACAAAGACCACGGGGCCACCTTCCCTGTAGCGCTGGCCAAACAGGTGATCGCAAACTTCACAAAAGCCGGCGACACTGTGCTGGACCCGTTCATGGGCGTGGGGACTACGGGGGTCGCGGCCAAAGAACTGGGCCGCAACTTTGTCGGCATAGAACTAGACCCCGATTACTTTAACGCAGCAAAGGAGCGCATACGGGTATGACCCAGCCAGAACATAAGAACGCAAGGCAGCACAGCGACGAGATGCACTGCAGTCACTGCGGCAAGACCTGTGACGTCAACGACCCGGAGCCGCCACCGTGTACCGCGTTGTCAACAGCGCGCGTCCCGGTCAAGCTGCGGGGGCGCAAGTAATGCGCAGGCTGTTAGCTGGCCACGAATCGGCCGAACGCGTCGCCCTGTTGCTTTCGCTAACCAGCATCCGGTCCGAAGGTATACGGGCAGCACTCGAGGGCCACCTCGTCCGCGGGCAAAGGGTGGCCGACGCTGCGGTGGTCAACGGCGAGTTAGACAAGAACGTCCAACGGGCACTCGGCGTACTGGAACAAGCAGCCGACACCGTCGAGAAAATCAAAGAAATCGACTGGGCCAAGCGCTCAGAAAAGTGAGGTAAAAGGCCATGAGAATAACGTCTACAACAAACAACCGGCGCCACCTGTTCGTCGGGTCAAAGTTCGACCCAGACGGAGACCTTGAAGTCGAGATGGGGCATGACGATGGGGGCGCGAAGTCATTAACATTCTTATTTACCTTTTAGAAAATAGTTATTGACTATTGCGAAAATTAACAGATATACTTTAAACCGTAAACCAACAAACTGAAACAAGGAACAAGGCAAAATGATTAAAATCGAATTTCCATCCGACCGCAAAGACATCGCACTGGCAATAGGCCAAGCGTTGACAGCAATAGGCCAAGGCGATGCGCTAGCAAACACCCCAGCACCCGCGCCAGCGGGCGTACCGCCCCAGATTATTGCGCCAGTAGGCAGTCAGCAGGCGGAACCTGTCGCGGGCAGTGATGACGAAGGCGACAAAGACGTGGCACCAACGGCGGGCGACTCTAGCCGCGTGGACGAGAAGGGCGTGGCATACAACCCACAGATGTGCGCCAATGCAGCAAAATCTTTTTATGCCAGCGGTAAGACCAAGGGCCAATGGAAGAAGAAGGGCGGCGAAAACGGCCCAACTGAGGCCGAGTATGACGCCTGGTACGCCGCAGCCCTTGCCGCTGTGACAACGGTCACTAATGCCGACACAGCACAAGCAGACGTGGACGTGTCGAAAGTGTGGAGCGCGGCCGCTGCACCCGCTAACGCTGGCCCGAAAGCGCCCACCAACCCCGGCGAGCTGTTCGCGTGGATCTCTGAAATGCAGGCCGGCGGCCGTCTGACGCAGTTCGATGTCGACGCGGCGTACCCTGCCAACAACCTGAGCGGATCGCAACTGTGGACCGCTGACCCGGCCACGCAGGCGCTAATGGTTGAGGCGCTATATGACACCCTAGCAATTAAGGCTAACGCATGAGTGCACACGCGCCAAAAGCCCCCAGCTTTGCACCTAACTGGGGCGAATGCTCCGGCGCAATAGCGGCCAGCGCGGGGCGTCAGGACAAAACGAACGCCCGCACGGTTCAAGGGACGGCGGCGCACTGGGTCATGGAGCAATGCGCGCGCAACTGGCGCAGCTCCGAAGTGGAGGCCGATCTGTTCTGCTCACTATGGGTAGGGCGGGTTGACCCCGACGGGACCGTCATCACTGACGAGATCGCCGAAGGGGCGCAGGTCATCCTCGACGACATGCTGTTTACGGTTACCAAGTTCGGCGGGTATCGGTATTTGTTGATCGAGCAGCGTGTCGCAATGACGCAGATCCACCCAACGGACAACTGGGGGACGCTTGACCTAGGCTACTACAACCCGACCCACAACAATGGGCAAGGGCTGCTAGTAGTCTGGGACTACAAGCACGGCCACAGCCTAGTGCGGGCAAAAGGCAACCTTCAACTGGTGGACTACGTCGAGGGGCTTTACGAGTCTTTTGCCATACCACCAGGGACCGAGGTCCGCCTCCGCATTGTCCAGCCGTTCGCATACGCCCCCTGGGGCCCTGTGGACGAGTGGGTCGGCACGTTGTCGGACTTGTTCCCTCTGTTCGCCCAGCTTAAGGCCAAGGCGCACGAAGCGGACACCGACCCGAAGCTGACAGCGGGCAAGCACTGCCGCTACTGTCCGGGACGTTTGGATTGCTCCGCCGCCAGAATGTACACACGCTTGTGGAGCTCGATCGCCGACATGCCGTACGAGATGGACCGCATGACCGAGGACGACAAGGCCAAGGAGATCGACTTCCTAAGCGCTGCGGAGTCTGTGATCAAGTCGCGCCGTGAGGCTCTGACCGACGACCTACAATCCGCGATGATGTCGGGCAAGCCGTGCGACGTGAAAGTGTTCGAGGCCACGCAAGGGCCCGCGAAGTGGGTCGAAGGTAAGGACGCCGCAGCTATTGCCGCGTTTAAATCAATCGGCATCGATATTGCAAAAACTCAGCCCTTGACGCCAACGCAAGCGCTGCAAAAAGTACCAAAAGACTTAAAGGCCATAGGGGCGGCAATCGTCACCGGCTTAACCGTTAGAAAAATGAAAACACAACTAATTGACCGCACGGACTCGTATGTCGCGAGAGCGTTCGGTAAAAAGCAAACAACTGGAGAGTAAACACAATGCCGTTATTAAACGAAAGCCCAAAGAACATGGTCGTCTGCCGCGGTATCGTAGTGTGGGACGGTATCACCCGCCCGGAAGCCTTAGAAGCTAAAGACGGCAAAGCGCCCGGCATGAAGTGGAATCTTAAGATCGTGCTTGAGCCGAATAACCCAGACTTGCCAGTCCTTGACCAGTTGGCCCAGCGCGAACTGTTCGAGGGTGAGTTCAAGGGCAATCTACCCCGCGGCGGCAACATGCCGATCGGTAACGTAGGTAATGACGAATTTAAAGGCATGTTCCCCGGCCATGCAGTGATCAACGTGTCGACGTTCCGCCAGCCTCAAGTTGTCGGCGAGAACGGCAACACGCTGCAGCCGCATGAGTACGGCCCGCTGATCTACAACGGCCAGCGCGTCGATGTGATCTTGCACTGCAACACTTACAACAACGTGTCAAAAGGCGTGGCCACTCGCCTGGACGCTATCCGCATTTTGACCAGCGAAAACGCGCCACGCTTAGACATTGGCGGCGGCGGTACGTTCGACACCACCAAAGTGTGGGGCGGTCAGCCACAGCAAGCGGCATCCGCTCAAGGCCAACCGCAGCAAGCATGGGGCCAACCGCCACAGCAAGCGGCACCCGCTCAAGGCCAACCGCAGCAAGCATGGGGCCAACAGCCACAGCAAGCGGCACCTGCCCAAGGCCAACCGCAGCAAGCATGGGGCCAACAGCCACAGCAAGCGGCACCTGCCCAAGGCCAACCGCAGCAAGCATGGGGCCAACAGCCACAGCAAGCGCCAGCCCCTCAGCAAAACGCTAGCTGGATGCCTCAACAGTAGGCCGACCCGCTCGACTGGCTGCCCTCGGGCGGCCTTTTTTTTATAGGTACACCTTGACGCCCTACACGGGAAGGGTTAAGGTTACATAACACCAACAACGGGAGCAAAAAAGATGAACACGTTTACCACATTAAAAGGGCTTCTAACTGTCGCCGCGAAACAGGACAACCGGTTTTACTTAAACGCGGTTCACGTCACGGCCACGCGCATGCAAGCGTCGGACGGCCACCTCGGCATGCAGGTCGACACCGACACGAAAATGCCTGCGGGGGTGGCGGAAGTCCTACTCTGCCGGCAGGACCTGGCGGTAAAGTTAAAAATGTTTACCGCAAAAAGTGACATTGAGCTGCGAGTGCTGCCGGAAGGAGGCGCCCTTCTGCAACAAATGGACGGGGGGCGCGAGCTCGGGCAGGCCGTGCCGGTAGCCACGGTCGACGGCCGATACCCGGACCTAACACGGGCAACGAGTACCATGCGCCCCCCTAACACCCCCGTGTGCACATTAGGGCTTAACGTTAAACTAGCGGCGCAGGCGTGCAACGCGATGGCGGCCGTGGGTGTGGACGCCAAATTCCCCGCCGCGGAGTTCAACCTGTATGACGCGGGGGTCCGCCTCACCCGCGGGCCGGTGAACGTGTATGTGCTCGCTTGCAGACTATAAGGACGCCACGCCATGCACTACTTTAAGAAAAAAGGCAAGACGCAGTTAGACGCCAGCGGCAACTTAATACTAAGCAAAAACGCCCAGTTAGTGACGACCACCAGCTCGTCCGCAGGGCCCACCGAAGTGGGTAACGCGAATTTTGTCATGCTGCGCGGTCGTGGCTTTATGGGCAAAGTCCGCGCGTCTACTATTGCGCTAAACTGGATCTGGGGGTGACATATGGCCAAGTACATGTACCGGTACGAGGACGCCATCGACCACAAGTCCGTGCACCTCGTGCTCAGGTCGTTCCGTGTCGTGTCGGAGACCTCCCATTTTTGCTGGGTTTCCCTCGTTGGGTACGCGCCGCTTAAAAAAGATGAGTTCGCGAGGTACGTCGACGCGGGGATGATCAAGAAAGTCAAGAAAGGCGCAGAGCGGTCGTTTTGCCACGTCGACAGGCTCTCGGCGCTGCGTGCGTACCGCAAACGAAAAGTGAGCCAAGCGCGCCACTTAGAGCTGCAGGTTGCCCGCAACACGCAGGCGCTGGCATTCTTGAGGTCGAAGGCGTTGGAGGACCTCGTACTTGACGCGGAGCACGGGGCCGACTTGGGCCGGCACGCCGTTCACGACAAATACACATGGGTGGACCTATGAAAACAATCATTGCAGGCACGCGGACCCTGACCCAACAAGACACCGCGGCGGCCGTCAATGCGTGTCCGTGGAAGATCACCGCGGTGGTGTGCGGCGAGGCCCGAGGGCCTGACACCCACGGCCGTGAGTACGCCCAACACTTCGGCCTACCGGTAAGCAGTCACCCGGCGGACTGGGACGGGCCTTTAGGTAAAAGCGCAGGTTTCGCACGCAACGAGGACATGGCCCACGAAGCCGACGCCCTCCTCGCGGTGTGGGACGGTCAGAGCTCGGGCACACGCCACATGATCGAGTACATGCAGTCACTGGGCAAGCCCGTGCACGTCCACCGCGTCGAGTACGTCCTGCCAGTGTCTCGCCTGTGGGCGCACGACGCGTCGGACTCCGTGTTCTGGGCGGCGTCAGACTGGGAGGAGGGCTGCGACCCCGTCGCGCTGTCTGACCTGCTAGCGGGCACGGTGATCGAGAACGTCGGCACGTACCGCTCGACCGTCCGTCCGTCCATGGACTTCGAGACGTACAGCGAGGCAGGCTTCGTGATCACCGAGGACGGCAAGGTCAAGGGCGCAGGCGGCGGCAGCACCAACGGGCTGGGCTTAGTCGGCACAGGCGTCTACGCCGAGCACCCGAGCACCGAGGTGTTGTGCCTGTTCTACGATTTGAAAGACGGCAAAGGCCGTCGGGGCTGGTGGCCAGGAATGCCGCAACCGGTTGACCTGCTGACCCACATTGCGGGCGGCGGCGACATTGAGGCGTTTAACAGCACCTTTGAATTTTTTATATGGAACTTTGTCTGTACCCGCCTTTATGGGTGGCCCGTGCTGGCAGTCGAGCAAACATATTGCGTTATGTCAATGGCGCGGCGTTGGGGCTTACCGGGCAGCCTGGCGAACGTATCGAAAGCACTGGGCACCAAGGGCAAGGACAAAGAGGGCGGCCAGCTTATCGGCAAGCTGTGCAGACCGAACACCGTCACCAAGACCCGCAAGAACGTGCGCCGCACCATGCCAACCGACTGGCCGCTGTTCCAGGGCCTGTTTAGCTACTGTGACCAGGACGTCGAGGCCGAGGACGATGTCGCAGCCATGATCCCCGACTTGACAGACTACGAGCGCGCCGTGTGGCTTGCGGACCAGCGGATCAACGCGCGGGGTGTACTTGTCGACGTCCCCGCCCTTGAGGCTTGCCTGCGCCTGCTACAAGAAACAACCGCCCACTTCACCGCGGAGCTGCGCCAAATCACTAACGGCGAGGTGAGCACCGCCAGCGAAGTGGCCAAGATGATCGCATGGCTCGGGAGCCGCGGCGTCCGTATGCGCGACATGACGTCGGAAAGTGTAGACGAAGCGCTGGGGCTGTTGACCGCAGGGCCAGCGGACTGCGTGCGGGTGTTGCAGACCAGGCAGGCACTATCCTCGGCCAATGTCAAGAAGCTGGCCAAGTTACGCCACCAGCTAAACAGCGACGGACGTTTGCGCAACCAGTACATGTACTGCGGGGCAGAACGTACAGGCCGATGGTCAAGCGCCGCGGCCGACGATAACGCCAGCAACAGCCAGTTGCAGAACATCACGGCCAAAGGGCCCAAGACCCGCGAGTGTGAAGCGTGCGGGCGCATCTTTGGCGCGTGCTTGGCAGATTGCCCCGAGTGTGGGTCGTTCCTCTGCCACGACCGCCGCGAGTGGACCGTCGGGGCCGTCGAATACGCAGTACAGGACATTATCCGCCACGACTTCGCCACCGTGATGCACCGTTGGGGCAGCCCGGTCGACCTACTTTGCGGCTGCTTGCGCGGGCTGTTCGTCGCCAAACCGGGGCACGACTTTATATGCTGCGACTTCTCAGCGGTCGAGGCTGTCGCCCTCGCCTGCCTGTCGCGCTGCCAGTGGCGCATCGACGTATTCAAGACCCACGGCAAGATCTACGAGATGTCCGCTAGTAAGATCACCGGCGTGCCGTTTGAAGACATGATGCAGTACAAGAAAGACACCCGCATGCACCACCCCACAAGGAAGACGATCGGCAAAGTTGCAGAGCTGGCGTCAGGGTACGGCGGCTGGGTCGGTGCGTGGTGTGCGTTCGGCGCGGATCAGTTCATGGACGAGGCCGAGATTAAAAAGAACGTTTTAGCCTGGCGCGCAGAAAGCCCGGAGATCGTCGAGTTTTGGGGAGGCCAGTTTAGGCAGACAGGCCCGCGCCTATCAGACGGGCACCCGGAATACTTCGGCCTAGAAGGCGCAGCGGTTCAAGCCGTCCTGCACCCTGGCCAACAGTTCTGGGCTAACGATATATGCTACGGCGTGCACAATCGCGTACTGTATTGTCGCCTGCCGTCCGGCCGCTTGTTGGCATACCACGACCCGCAGTTGGTCGAGGTCGCGGGCAAGTGGGGCAAGCCCGCAAGCTACTCGCTCACCTTCATGGGCTTTAACTCGAACCCGAAGAACGGGGCACGGGGGTGGGGGCGCATGGAGACCTACGGCGGCAGGCTAGCGGAGAACGTCACACAGGCCGTTTGCGCCGACATCCAGGCCGAGGCCATACTCAGGGCAGAGGCGGCGGGCTACCCCGTCGTTATGCACACACACGACGAGCTGTGTTGCGAAGTGCCCGAGGGTGTCGGGTCAGTTGACGAGATGTGCGCAATACTTGGGCAGTCGCCCACATGGGCTAGCTGGTGGCCGCTCAAGGCCGCAGGCTGGCGACATAAACGTTATCAGAAGGATTAACGAATATGACACGATACACTGAAGACCAACTCGCAGACCTAATAGGAAAGCGCGATTATGATCGCAGCCGCTCCGACACCGCGGACCAGTCGCAGCGGGTAGACGAAAACCGTGCGGTCCTGTGCAGGCTCCTAGCCCACCTAGCGGACAGGGGCCTGTTGTCCGACCAAGAGGTCGAGGGCATAGTCGAGGGCTATTAGAAAATAATTAGTTGACAGGCCCACCTCCGTGGGCTAATGTTATGTAACTTTAACAGGGCACGAGGCAAACAACATGACACCACAACAGGTAAACACGGTCACACTTGACCGCAAAGAGTACGACAACATGCGCGAGGACTTGCGCAAGTTCAACGCAGGCGCGGTGGTGGTCTCCATGCCGCACCCGTTAATGCCGGGCGAATACAAACGCGTCGCGCTTGAAGTGGGCGACGTGGGGGCCTTTGTCAGCGAGGAGGTTAGCAAAGAGCTGGAGGCCATGCGCGGCGCGTCAAGGGGGTGGCATGCCGTGTCGGAAAACTACGTCAGCGAGGCGGGCCGACTGCGCGCCGAACTCGAAGCTTTGCGGGAGGAAGCGGAGAAAACACCCGCCCGCGGCGTGCCGTCGCTACTCGCGGTCGGGCTTCTGAACGCGACTGCTGCGTCAATTTTATGGTGGGCAATATTATGAACGAACAGCAACTGATCCAAACATTAAAGGCGGGCGAGACGGGCCGCTATATAATCGGCCCCCATTGGGAGGCAGCGCAGGTCCTCGACTTGTGGGATGCGCACGTAAGCCGACGGAGTCGTCGCAAATTTCAGGTGGTCGTGTGGCGCGGTGTCCTGCTCATATCGGCACGGCCTGCCGTACAGGAAGACCGCCACGCGGCCATTGTAACGTGGGTGTGGGTCGCCATTATTGCGCTGGCGGTGGTGTGCCTGTCCCTCACCGTGTTGGACAGCGTGCCCGACAACGAGGCCCGCCACGAGTGTGTGCGCCAATTGGGTGAGGACTGCAAGTTATGACCACGGGGCAGTTAGTTGCGCGCGTCTCTGAGCTTGAGGCGGCACTGTGGGAGGCGCACCGCGTCATACTGCACGAGATGGACAACGGCCGCACGCCTTACTTGCTGAAAGCCGAGAACGGCGGCAAGGGGCTGGGGTATTTTGAGAACGTAATAACCGGAGTAAAGAATGTCTGATGTTATCGACACGACTGTGAGCTGCGAGGCGGAGATCTTAGGGGCCGCGGTAGCAAACCGCGTAAAATATCAAGGGTTCAGCGCGCACGAGTGCGAGACGTGCGGCGAACCAATACCGGAGGCCAGACGCCTGGCGCTGCCGGGGTGCGTCTTGTGCGTGGACTGTGCAAGCCGGAAGGAGGCGCGGGGTTAACCCTTCAAGCCTCTGATCTCGGCGCGTAGCGCTTCGGTCTGCAGCGCGTTCGACTCCCGTATCGCCGCCATTTCTTCACGATGGTGGCGTTCTTCCCTCGACATTTGAACCACCTTGAACACAATACCGACGACCAGCGATAACGCCGTCAGTATGATGCCAATCGCCATGGCGTTAGTGTTTATCACCTCGGCCCACGTCATCGCCGTGGTGCTTGCTCCGACGGTCACTGAACCGTAGATCCCCGCACTGCCTACATCTGCGTGCCCTTTCATTTCTCGACACCCCCCTGAATATGTCCCACGCTAGGCGGGCGAATTGGACCGCGAAAAACAAGGCAAGCCCGTACTGTTGGAAAAACGCCAAGGAGCTGGCAAGCAACCAATCCATAGATGAATGCCTCGTAATAGTTATAGATCAGAAAATGACGGCCGAGGGCTACGTCAACGGCTAGGGCCAGGTATGCGAAAAGCGTCACGGCATACACGCCCGCGTGATACAACGCTAGTCGCGACCCGACCTTGCACAGCGCGATGCCGCCCAACAGGGCCGCAGTCGAGCGTATGACGTACAGCTCGGCGTCGTTATGACCAAACGCCAGACGCGAGCACAAAACAGTTGCCGTTACAAACGCGACCACGACCCACACGTTCGGTGGGGCTTGTATGCCGCTAAGGTGACGAAAAGCGCTAGCAGTCCGGCGTGGTACATCATTCGGCCTTCTGTTCTTCGGCTGGTGGGGTTTGCTGTGGTTTGGTCTTGATGTCTGGCTTGGTGTCGTCTGGCATGGTGTGCTCTCTTAGTAAATGGTTTATAAGTAATTCGTGCAACTTTGCGCACTCGTCAAGTCTACCATTATTTGTACGGATTACCACCACCGCAGTGCGTGGGTCGCCCGACGGGTTCGTGCCTTTTTGTAACACCCGAGGCAAGCACCGCACGAGCAGGGCGTCAGGCACCTGGCGCTTGAGGTATTCGACCGCCCGTTCTGCCGTGGGGCACTGCTGCGGGCTAGGTAGCGTCGAGCAGGCCGATAAACTCACGGTCAAAGCGGCGGCACACGTTACGCTCAATAATTTCTGTCTGGACATCGGTTATCACGACCGGCGGTCGGCTCCTGATTTGGTCTAACTGGGATAAGGCGTCACGGCGTTGGCGTTCGGACGCGGCGATGGCCTGCACGAACTTAGCGGCGATCTGCGCCTCGCGGGACTGCTGGGTCTTCAGTTGGTCGGCCAGTGCGCTGTCGTAACCCGCGGCGTAGAGCGTTTGGGCCGCCCACGCTAACAGGCCAGCGAGGAACAGTGCGGCGGCGGTTTTCACGTAGAAGGTGATCGGCATGTTTTGCCCCTTGTGCTAATATCGGTTTAATTATACGTAAAGAGGGCTTGACAATGAACAATAATAAACTTGCAGGTGGTTTACTGGTGGCCGCGCTAGCCTTGGTCGGCGTGAATGAGGGCATAAAGTACACCGCATACCAGGACAGCGGCGGCGTGTGGACCATCTGCAACGGCAGCACAAAGGGCGTCAAGCCCGGCGACACTGCGACGCCTGCCGAGTGTGAGTCGTTGCTAATGCGCGAATTGATAGAACACGCCAAGCCTATCGAACGGATCCCGCACCCCCTGCCGGACCATGTGATCGTTGCGTGGGCGGACTTCTGCTACAACATCGGCGTGCCGAAGTGCCAAGGGTCCACGGGGTACAAGTTACTGCAACAGGGGCGCACCCGTGAGGCCTGCGAGCAGATCCTCCGCTGGCGGTTTGTCGCGGGCCGTGATTGCTTCTTAGACGAAAACCGCAGCTTTTGCGGAGGCATAAAAAACCGGCGCCAGCTAGAGTATAAGCTGTGCACCGGTCAGATTACAGTTGACGAGGCCGTGAGCATCATGCGCTAGAATTGCATGACGCCGCTCACCCAGAAGTTATTGCCCGCCGCGCCTCCTAGGTTTGCGGATCGGATGGGGGTCATGCCAGCCCGGATGTGGAACTTGGACCCTGTTGGGATTTTTCCACGAACCTGGCAGCTTGGCCTGCTAAACATCAACTTCATGTTAGTGTTGGGTGCAAGTATCTGGTTACCGGCCGAGTCGAAGAAGTAGACCCGGAACGACGACAGGGAGTTGACCTCGACGTTACACTCAGTGTAGCCGCCTAACTCGGCCTGTATGTTAACGACAGAGCCCACCGCTAGGGGGTGCGTTATCTTTAACGCGTTAACTGTGCCGTCCCATGCGTACGTGATCCCCGCCTGTGTTGGGCTAATCGGGCTAGGTTTTGCGGGGTCTAGTATGAAATTTGCACCATCATATTTCAATGACCCCTCGAACTCCGTCCACGGTATAATATTAATCTGGCTTGCATTTTGGCTAACTCCGAATTTTGTCATAAAAGACAGGCCATACACCTGATTTACGACAACGCTGTCCTGTGCAAACGCGTGGTTGTCGTGATCGATAATTAATACATCGTCGACATAGCTTACTGAAACAGCGTTGCCGTCGGGGAATAGCCCAGAGCCGGTGAATGTCATAGCTGTTGTGTCAACTAGACCGCTTAATTGCGCATACGCGGTAAAGTCGGTGTGAGCGACTCCTACTGATCCACCAGTGACTACACCGTATTTGCACAGCTCGTCGTCCACTGTTATCGACAGGTTGTTGACCTGTGCGTAAGTCTCGACGTAGCTTAGACGCATGATGAAGTCGCCAACTTTTGAGACCCCACTGAACCCCAGCGTCTCGTGGTCGGAGTCATCAACGAAAGACACCGAGCCGTCACCAAGAACCCGAGGTATACATGTTATTACGTGCTTTTTTGACGGGTTGAACGGTGACTGGGGGTACAAGGCATTCAGGGCGGCCAAGCGCTCAGACGCCAGCGCGGTGTCAGGGCTTCCGCTGGCGGTCAGGCCCGCTTCGGCAAGTAACGCCGCGTCGAACCCCCAATCGTCGTTGAATTTTTTAGCCAGCAGCGGGGTGGCGTTAGGGTCATTTTCTATCAGGGCGTCGCGCGCGCTGCCGTTGGGGTAGTCGAGGTCCGGCGAGTTTACCTTCCCGGTGTAATCTGGGTCTGTGCTAGGGTTTAGCATGGCGCTAACCTCCAATTATGTATATTGAACAAGGACGCCGATCCAAGCCTGCGTCGGGCATATTTTGAGGCACAAGGCCTCGAACTCGTTACGGCGGTCGGTGTCGACCTGCGCTACGCCAGGGAACGTTTGTCCGCCGATGTAAAGAAAGTACGGCCACTTGCTAGGGTCCAGCGGGACAAGGTAGTCGAGCGTGTCGAGCCTGTACCCGTTGAAGTTTCCGCACGCCGCCACCGTGTTGCCGCACGTTGTCGTCAGATTACCACAGCTTGCGCTGTAAGTCTTGCGGCTGGTTTGCACCTTGTTTACTAGCGGATACCCCACGGGTTCGACGCCGTTGCCGCAGATTGCTGGCAAATTGCCGCACGTCGTCGTTGCATACCCGCAGGCCGCCAACTGCACGCGGGGTGCGGTGCTCCGGCGTATGTACACCAGCGGGTTGCGGGGGGTCACGCAGGCTTTCACGCCGACGGGTGGTTCTGTGCCGGGTTCCCACCACTCGTGCACGTACACGTCGAAACCGTTGGGGCGCAGTGTGGCCTGTATGTACCCAGGGTCCTGCCCTCCTAGGGCCTTCCAGGTAGCGTCTAGCCGGTCGCGCCGCTGTTGCTCCGTCAGGACGGTGGCAGGCAGGCCGAACTGCGCCTCCCACTCGTCTAGGGCGCGGGTTGTCTGGGGGTAAAGGTCGTCGAGCACGGAGTCGAAAAAGTCGCGGACATCCTGCGCCGCTGCCCCGAGACCGGCGAACAACTGGCGCAGCTTCTTGTCGATTGTCAGCCGCCACGCTCTCGCGTTCGGCAGTACGTGCTGAAAGACTTTAAACATACGATATTGCCCCCAGCTTGGCCTTTTCGCCCACACCTAGGACGTAGAGCGACACGGGGAGGCCTGCTTTTCTAATCGCTACCGACGAGAAGAAACCACCCGCCGCGCTGACGATGTCACTGACCACGCCCCCGAGCTCCGTCTGCGTAATAATGTCTACTCTCACCCCCACGTCTAACCCGACGATATACGGTGCACGGCTTAAAAAGTATTCTGTCGTCGCTTCTGTTACCTGCGCCTGCACCGCGGCCAGACTACCGGGGACGCTGATCCCCGCGACCTGCACGTCAAAGGGCGGGCGGGTGATCGGGAAGGTGTTCACCAGTGCGGTGGCAGGCCTGCGCGTGGCGAGGCCGTTCTGGTCTAGGTTGATTATGTCGAGCACGGCCTGCAGTTGTGCAGTGGTCGGGATGCCGTCGGGCTCGGTGGCCGATTCGACGTACACGTCGACCTGCCCCGGATACTGGCTGGTGTAGGGGTACACGTTCGCGACGCCTTCCGCCTCCTCGCCCCATTGCTCATAGTCCGCGTATGCGCCGCCCTGTGGTCGCTTTTGGAAGCGGTCAAGGATGCGCTGGCGGTATGCCGCCGTGGTCTCTGCGTCCGCGCCCGTAGTCACCGCGTTAAGCACGACGGCGTCACGCGCTACGTTCGGCAATGGGTTGGCGAAGGACATGACCGCCCCTGCGCTTAGGTTGCCGATTGTGCCGGACCCGTCGCCCCCTTGCTGGTCGCCGGCCGCCCGCACCACCACGTTGACCGTGGGTGCGTCGAGCAACACGTCGCCGCTGGTCAAGTACGTGACCCCGTTAGTCTGGCCGAGTAGTTGAGATCCTGAGCGTAAAAACCCGGTTTGGTTGGTCACAGCGACGGTGACGGTCAGTTCCGCCTGCGTTGCGGCTTTGGGGTCCGGTATGCCCACCAGTCGCCCCCACTCCCTCAACGGGGTGATAATACGCCCGTTGATCGTGGTCGGTTTGTCGCTGGCCGTGCTGACGAACATCTGCAGGAAAATAAACCCGCCGTATTTGTAAAGAATTACGTACACCGCCGCCATGGCTTTGGCCATAACTCTGATGAACGCTTTAGGAAACAGGGGCACGGTCTGGCTGATCTGCGCTTCTATCTGCGCGACAATATTGTCAGCCACTTGCTTTGTGGTTGGGGTACCTGGCGCGCTCATAGTCTGGCCCACTCCTCGGTAAACTCAAATGTTTGGTCGTCGATGCTGACCGTCATTTTAACTTTATTTATGCCCGGAATGCTAGCGGAAACGTCGACGGCATAGCGCGCAGGCAGCCACGCGAGGTCTGCACGAGCGGCGTCGTTCAATCGCTTTAGGTTGGCCGAGGTCGCGGGGACGCTGTCCATTAGGTTCTGCAGGCGGGACACCATGCGCGTGTCGCCGTCTTCGCCTTCGTTGCCCCACCACCCGTACGGGTTGTCGGGCAGACCGTCGTCGGCCTCGTTACCCCCGAACAGCGACAGGTACACCGCGGTCTCTAGCCCGTCGGTCAGTTGGACCTGCCCGCCGTCGATGGTGACGTCGCCGTCGTCTAGTGTCTGGTAAAGCAATACGTCCGTCATACTGTTGGCGCCTCTGTCTCTGCTTGAGTGTTGCCCGCGCTGTCCGGCCCTTGCGCGTGGGTGTGGTCGTCCTGGCCAATGCCGTTTGCCGTCGTGCCGTTGCCGTTCGTTCCGATGATGTACCCGTTAATGTCGACCACGCCGTTGCCTAGCAGCTTTATGTACCCGTTAGCGTTCTGCATGGTCTGCGCGCCGCTAGGGAATAGCATGTGCGACCCGTTGGCGTTCTCTGTGAGTACCGCGCCGTCGTTCATGACCCACACCTGTGCGACCTGTTCGCCGGCTGCGTCTCTGGAGTACGCCCTCCACTCGCCGGGCTGGCTGGTCTGTTGGTTCTTGGGGTCCACGTACCCCACGGCCGAGTACCGGCCAGTGCCTTGCACCTCGCCCAGTATGGTGTAGTCCCCAGGCAAGGGGTGCGCGTCTACGCCAGACGGTTGGAAGTGGTCAGACGTTAGCAGGGCGCCCCCTCCTGGGTTTGCCTTGACGTCCGACACCTTCGCGCCGTTGCGTTCGGTGCGGGTGAACTCGAGCACGACGCCGATCATGCCCATGGCAGCGTCTCCGGTATCTTGCCCGACAGTGCTCCGGGTAAAATTAAAGTTAACACGGCGGTCTCGCTCTTTGGGGTTTTCGTAAGTGTAACCGAGCGAACGAGAAAAGTCGATCGGCTGAATATCATCGCACCCTCTGCCAGAAGTGTGATCAGCGTGTTAGGCTCCCATAGGTTGCCCGCGGGGTCGCGCCATGTGGACAGCGTGACCTCATACGCCACGGCGTTGGCGAACATGCGCCCCGCCTTTGTCTCGGTGGACTGCTGGACACTTGCGTCGGGCGTGTCTGGGCTGCTGAACGTGTACGGGCGGACCACGTCGCCAAGCTGCGCGTTTTTGACCGTGTACGGTTGGCCAGGCAAACCGATGACGGTCGGGCCGATGCCGGTCACGTGGCTGAAATACTCTTGAGGTTGAAACCTGGGGGAAACGTCCTGCAGTGGGCTGGCCCCCTCCGTGAGATTCGCCACCGGTGCCCCCGACTCTAGCGCCTTACGGAACAACACCTTGCCGTCTGGCGTGTCACTCATTACTAGCCCGCGCTGGGCAGATAACCCCGCCAAAAATGGCAGCATTCGCTCGGACGGTTGCGCCATGACCCGCAAGAAAGTGGGGCCGGTGTCTGCGTCGAACTGCACGCCAAGGCCGAAGAATGACGCACACTTGCTTGCGATGGTCGCCAGTGTTGACTCGTCCCATTGCAACGGGTACGCACTTGCCGGCGCGGTGCAGTCGCCCATCACTCCCGGCCTAGCGTAGCACGCCACGCTGACCGTGCGGGCCTGTGGCGTTAGAACAGGCACGGGTGCCACCATTGTGCCGGTGAATAGCCGGGTGCCGCCTATGTTAATGTCTACGTCGTAAAAACTAAACGGGCGGAAGCGCTCGCGGAATGACGGGTCGTCGGGGGTGAACGGTGCGTCGAACTGGGCCGTCGAGACGGCGTCCAGCGTCCGGGTGATCGAGACCTCGGACCAAAAGCGGAAGCGTTCACCCTCGATGCTGACCGACACTTCGTTCGGGCTGCTTGCGGCTGCGTTCCCCGTGGCGGTCGCTTGTGCGTCGGGGTCGGCAGGTATAACCAGCGATTGCCCTGCGATTAGCGGCACGGGTGCGCCGGGGTTGGCCTGCTGTATTAGTGGGGCTTTCTGATCGTCGCCGTACTGCTTGCGGGCGACGGTGTCGAAAGTGTCGCCAGGTTGAATGACATATTTACGCGACATAGTATACCACCTCGCGACCCTGTGGCAGCTCGATGACCTCGTCTCCGCTCAAGTCGTTGTCGTTGATCAAGTCGTCCAGCTTGCTGTCAACGGTGCCGTATAGCTCGTAAGTCAGGTCGACAATAGACCGAGCGGACCCGAGAACAACGCGCCGCTCTTGTGCGAGGCCGAAGGATAGGTCGACGAGCGCGCCGGCCGTGGTGGCGATTAGCGCTTGCGTTGCTTGCCAGCTCCCGCCCTGGTCGACCTGTCCTAGCGCTGCGTAGTTGTCGTCGCGCCACTGCGCCAGCGCCTCACCCTGTGCGAGGATGCCCTCGGCGGCGAGAATGGCGTCAGGGCGTCGAGTGTATGCCGTGGTCGACAGCGCCAACGCGGACGCAGTGGCCACGCCGCTGGCATACATGTCGGTGTTGTATAACTGGGTGTCCCGCTCGACGGTCGGGCCTACCAGCCTTGTGAACAAGTCGAAGTACGCGTCAGCGCGCCCCGACACTTGCCCCGCGATACGGGCTGGGGTGTTGATCAGCTGCTGGGTCTGAAAAGCCAGCGTTAGCGGGTCGCGGATAAGGACGTCAATACCTCGGTTTATTGACTTTTGGATCGCGTCAAATTGGCGCTGCGTTGACGCCACGCCCTCGGTGATCGGCCCCAGTGTGCTGGTGACTTGGTCAAGCGCCGCATTGTACCGGCTCAAGAAGCCGGCGCGGTCTGTCGCGGTGTCTAGCACGTTGGACTCCGCAAGCTGTGCGGCCTGTGCGGCCCCGGCGGCTTCGACTAGCGCGTTTATCTGGCCGACGGCGTCGCCCGTGCTGGTTGGATACACGAGGCCGATAGTCTCGAAGAACTCAACCTCGATCACTGCTTGGTTAGCGCGCACCACTAGGTCGTCCCGTCTGCGGACGGTGCCGACTGGTACGACGTCGACGCGCCCGTACACTGGGTGTTCGAGTATGCCCTGTCCGCGCTCTGCTAGTGCAGCCATCCAGCCGTTTGCCTGTATGTCGTACGAGTCGCCCCATACGATGACGCGCAGCGCGTACCGTCTGCCCGTGCGGCCGAGGTCTTGAACGAAGGTCCCGTCCGCGTCTGCGAACTCGTAGGCGGTCGCCTTCTTGTCGAACGCCTCGGACGTCTGCTCGTAGTCGAATGTCAGGCGCGTGCCGCTTGGGCTAGTGTATGCCGCCTGTCTAAGTCTGTCCTGCCAGCTCATTAAAAGCCCCCTGTCTCTGCGACTTTGAGCGTCTGCGGTCCGCGTATGTTTTGAATTGCGGCCCGCCCCGTCTCGTCTCTAATGATTACTTCGTTCGTGCTGCTTGTGATCGACTCGCTCACAGACTTAGCGGTGCGCTCTTGCGGGCTCGATATGTTGGGCATGACTGCCTCTTGCCCCATGTCGAACAGTGCGGTCGGGCTAAAGTCCGGCAGCATTGCCTTGGTGATCTGCAGCCCTTGTGCCAGCGACCCCAACATCGAATTGTTGAAAGCCCTTTGTATTAGCTGGGGCAACTCTCGCAAGTTCTTGGCGAACGTGTCAGAAAGCGCCACTAACGCGGAAAACGTACCCACGAGCAACACAAACGGGTTGACCGACATCGCAAGGTTGACGACCCCCGTCGCTACTGCCACGGCTTTAAGCGCAGCGTTAAGGCCCCACACCACCGCCACGACGGTGGCAATAGTTTTGCCCGTCTCGACGTACGTGTCTATGTTCTGCGCGGCGTTGAGGAAAAATCCGCCAATGTTCTGCGCTATGATGTCGCCGTTTGCCCTTACCCACTGGGTCGCCAGGTCGATGGCCTGTCTCATTGGCCCGCGGTTTGTCTCGAACAATGTGATCGACACCCCTTCGATGGCCGAGTTTAAGCTATTGAGCGACCCGCGCGTCGTGTCTCGCATGGTCTTGGCCATGTCTGCCGCTGCGCCGTCCGCGTTGCGCAGGCGCTCGCGGTACACTCTGAGCGCTTCGCCGCCCTGGCTGACGACCTTCGATGTGCCCGCCAGCCCTTCACGGCCGAAGATGGCCGCGAGGGCCGCTAGGCGTTGGGTCTTGGTTAGGTTGGCGGTTTTGCGGTTAAGCTCGTCGAGAATGTCCGGCATGTCTTTTAGCTCGCCGGTCGCGGTGTCTTTGATCTGGATGCCTAAGCGCCTGATCACCTTCTCCGCGGCACCCGCGGGCGAGGCTAAGTTCAGGAAGGCGTTAGCCACGGACGTGCCCGCCACCTCTGCCTTAACGCCCGCGCCGGCCATCACGCCTATCATTGCGGCCACGGTCTCTATCTCTACGCCCGCTGTGGTGGCAATAGGCCCCCCTTTTTTCATAGCTTCGAACATCTGCGAGATGTCGGTGTTTGCGGAGCTTGACGTTTTGGCGATCACGTCGTTGACGCGCGCTAGGTTCTTTCCCAACTGCGCGGCGTCTTTAGTCTCTAGGCCAAAGACCCCCAGCGAGTCGGTGGCGATGTCTGTCGCCCGTGCAAGGTCGACCTGTGCGGCCGTCGCTAGGTTTACAACGCCAGGGAGGGCGGACACTGCCTGCTCGGCACTAAAGCCGGCCATGGCTAGGAAGTTAAGCGCCTCGGCCGATTGTGTTGCGGTGAACTCTGTGGTTGCCCCCGTCCGCTTGGCTGACGCCTCCAGCAAGCCGAACGATACGGTGCCGCGCTTTGCGCTGTCCCCCATTTTTGCGGACGCGTTGACGATGGACTGCTCGAAGTTGATACCGGCAGCGGCGGCTTGGCCTAGACCCGCCGCGGCGATGGTCCCGACGATTAGTGCTTTCTTGGCGATGTTCGACATCCCGTCGACCACTTTGCCTGTGGTGCGCTGGACTTTACGCAGGTTTCTGTCGACGCTGCGGGTCATTGATCCAATGCGTGACTGTATGCGAGAAATGGGGGCGGACATCTGGTCGATGCCCTTAAAGATTGTAGAAACTTGAAATTTTTTACCCATGGCGCTTTAGCTCCGGTATTAATCCCGCGTAAAACACCCCGAGCTGCGGTATGGTTAGCTCCCGGACGTCGGGTATGCCGGGGTAATCCCTGCAGCACTGCAGCAACTGAACGCGGGCGGAGGAAAGGCCGCGCTTGAGCTCCTCCTGCCCGTGCTCGACTAGCGTTACTGCAACTCTGCTAAAAAAAGATTGACGATAGACGTTAGCACGCCAGTGTCGCGGATCGTCCACTTGCCTGGTGTAGACACGCCGCCCGTCAACTCGCACACCATAGCAAACATTTTGCGCTGGCCGCCGTCGTCCTTGCCTTTAACGTCCGCCAACAAAATGGCGCCCGTTGGCTGCTTGAACGTCATCGCGGTGCCCGCTTTGGTGGTGTACGTTGGCTGGCCGCCTGTGCCGATGGTCAAGTCGCCGCGGCAGATAGCCTTGACCACCTTTCCCTTTAAGCTCTCGAACATCTCGAGCTCGTCGCCGTCTAGGTCTGACGTGTCCGTGTCGATGTCGAAAAACTCGCACATGTTGCTGAACTCCGCCTCGGCGGACTCTTTGTCGATCTTGTTCATAGTTTTAGCCCTATGTGAGGGTCGGAGGTGACGCTGTCGCGCTACGGTGCAGGGCTAACAACACCCACCCCCGACAATGCCCTATTGCTTAGTTAGGCGGCCCGGACCGCTTAGGGTCAAGGGTGCCGTAGTCGTTGCGCTGCTAGACTGCATGTCGCCCGTGATCTGGCCTTGGCCTTGATATACTGCGCCGCTGGCGTACGTGATGCTGATCGTCACGTAGTCGTTACTGTCTGCGACGTCCTGCAAGAACTCCTGGTCCCCGCGTAAATCGTCGATAGCCAACGCCAGCCCGTCCAACATCCAGCCTTCGCGGGTCTTTAACAAGCGCCCCGTGCCGTTGCCGTTGGGTGAAAATTCATTATTCCACCCACCCATCTTGCGGTTGCTGTCTGCGTCCGCAGCAACGGGGAAGTTTCGACCGTCGATGCCTACTTCTTCAATTGATCCACCTGTAGCCATGGGTCAGTCTCCTAGTTAATTACTGCAGAGGCACCGAAGAAAAAACCGAAGTTTAGGTCGATGCTGTTAATGTTCACGTTACCTGACAGTTTAACAGGGAAAACCGTGTTAAGTCTATTGGGATTCTGGCTGTCGATTTCTGACTGTAGGTTCGCCTTAGTGTAGGGCACTTCGGAGATCAGCGCAGCTAGGCCGAGGTTGTCCGCTAACGTGCTCAACACCGCGATCGCGTTCTTAGGCTTCTTGGCGTCTGGGTTGACCGTTGGCTGGTCATCCGGGATTAGTGGCGCCCCGTCCCACGCGGGGGTGTTGAAGATCAAGTCAACGTTAAAAATAACATTTTGCAACTTGACGATGTCTTTCACGAAGCGGTACGCCGGGTTTTCGTCCCCGTCTGGGTGGTACGCTGTGACCGTGTCCGACATAGTGACTTCACCGTCGCGCACTTCGACCGTGCTTGCGCCGCTCGTAACCGCTAGGTCCCGCTGCGCATAATTCCATTGCACGCCGTCTGCACCAGGTGCGATATACTTGGCGACCTGTCGGCCGTAGTCCCGCGCCGGATTGTTGTTGGCCGTCACCGCTATGCGTGCGAGTAGGCCCGCCGCAGATACAAACGGCAAGTTAACCGAGCCGGGGTTAGGTAAGAACGAGTTAACGCGGTCCGTTTTGCGCGTGTCGGTGATCGCTACAATGCCGTTAGCGTCGAGCGCGTGACCCGTGAACACTACCAGCGGCTTGCGTACGAGTGGACCCCAACGCCCTTCGCCGAACGTCTCGAACTCGTCCAGCGTCGTGCTGTCCGCTACGTCCAGGCAGTTTAGGACCATGGTCTCCCACACGTTGCCAACTTGTGCCAGTGCGCCCGTGACCGGTGGGTTAACTAGGCCGCCCGTCGGTTGTGTAATTGTGAATGTGAATCCGGTGTCGGTTGGACCGTCAACGGTGATTGACAACGCGTTGCCGCTTGCGCCCGCCCATTTGGCCTCTAAGTCCAACGCGATGGTGTCGTCTGTGGCGACCATCGGCATGCCTAACACGCCATTGACCGCCGTTTCCATCTTGGCGACCAGTGTCGCCACGGTGTCGCCAACGGCCACGACAAACTGCGAGGACGTCACCCCGTTGATGCGGACCGTGAACGCGCCCGCCTTGGTGCCTGCGCCGACCGGTGTAATGTCTCCCGCCGCCGTTACGCCCGTGAGTGCATCTTCTAGCGGGTACACGGTCAGCGGGATTGACCCGAGGCCGTCGCCATTCGCGGGCAGTAGTTGCAGCGCCGCAAGGTGGATGGGTGAGCCGAAGCCATACACTGTGCCCGCTTCTAGCGCGCTGGTGACCCGTCGTTTGTCTAGGGAGTATGTCGCAGAAGAGGCCCCTTGCCCGACCAACGCGACGCGCTGGGGCAGGTTGATCAAACCGCCGACATTAGTTTTTACAAATTGCGTTTTTATGCCTACTACGCGCGCAACGGCGCCTAGGGGTACGGCGGTACTGATAGCCATTTGCAGGCCTCCTTATGGTGTATAGTCGTAATCTAATTGGGCCAGGACTTGCCCGTCCTCTGCCCGTTCTACTCTGACGCCCAGCTCTTGCAGTATTGCGGGCTCGAACTGGGGCGAAAATTCTTCATATCGTACCCCGAGCGCCAGTCGGGCGCCAACGACGTGATCCGCGGGCGTACTGTTCAACTGCGGCTGAAACGAGGTAATAGACTGCGGCATCCGTTGACCGACGATTGTGCGCAGGCCTAAATACGTGTAGCTGCTAGCCATGATGATGTTGCGCACCAGACGCAGGCCGCGCTGGGCATTAAGCGCCGCAACTTCGTCGCCTGGCCGGTGGCCTCCGGTGCCGTTAGGCTTGGAGTTACCGAAGCCGATCACATCGATGTTGAACGTCCCGCGCATCGTTTGGTTGCGCACGGTGTTGGACGCCGCCTCGTCGACCGAAGCCGTGTCAAACCACACGTTAACGATAATGTCCCCGTCCGCCGCGTCGTCCCAAGGGGACGCCCGCTCTGTATAGACTTTAAGCGCCCACAGGCTGGGGTCTGGCTTTCCGGCAGCCGTCGCAAGTTGCACTTGCATGGCCGATTCGTCAGCGAGGATCACCGCTATCTTGTCGCGGACTACCTCGAAAACGTCCTGCTTGTCTATTAGCTGCGTTATGTTAGCCATTCCACACCCCCAAGACTAGCGTGCGTGTCCCCAGAACGCGGTCCGCGTCTGAGTCCTCGACTTTGAAAGTGTACGGCGCGCCGTTGATGCTTTCAAACGACACGAGCCACGGCAGCGAGTTGCTGTCGGGGACGCCGTAAGGGTCCCCCAGGCCGGTGGCTGCGAGGCTCGACTGTCTGATAACGAACGCACACGAACGCCCGCTGACCGCGGTGCCCGTGTCTGGGTCGATGATCTGGCTAATGTCATGCGCTTGTCCCGTTAGGTTAGCCGACACGCCTTGCGGATCGGTTAACGTAACAGGCCAGCCGAAACCGAACACGCTATCCTCTAGCGTGACGGCCAGGTCTTGCTCGGCTAGCTGTCGCAGGTTCATCGGACGATGTGGCCTTTTTTGCACAACGCCGCGAACGCTTCGTCACCGCCTGCGAAGTCCGACGCGCGAACCTCGTCGCCGTCTGACAAAATGCCGCGTTTTGACGTGATCGCCTTGCCCTTCGCCACCGTGTACGGCTTTTCCGCGTCTGCCAGTGCCTGTGCGGCTGCGTCTTCATCGGCTTGCGCCGCTGCTGCGTCTGCCAGTGCCTGTGCGGCTGCGTCTTCATCGGCTTGCGCCGCTGCTGCGTCGGAGCCCTTAAGCCCCTTGACCATTTCAGACAACTGTGCGTTGGTTAGCCCTTCCGTGACTGCGGACGGGTTGATCGCCAAGATGTTCGCGATTAGTTCTTTGTTACTTGCCATCGGTCTAGCCCCTATGGTATCGCGGCCCCTGTGGGAGCGGGCCGCCTATGGTTTATGGGTTGGTGTCTAAACAGCCGAAGCCGTCGATCTGAACAGGAACAAGGAGCACGCGGGACTTGAGGTCCGTCATGATCTGTTCGCCGCTAGGTGTACACCACAAGTTTGGCGTGACGTCTAAGTCCATGCTGCGGTCCGTCATACGGCCTGGCACCAAACTCGCTAGGCGTGGGTCAGGCCCAAGCGGTAGCGGGATGCGTGCCGACGTGCGGTCAAAGCGTGTCTGGTCTGACGTCATGATCACCTTGTCGTCTGCAATGTACTTCGTGTACGTGCCCGTCTGCGGGTTCTCGTAGCCTTCCGGGTACGTCCACATGCGGTACTCGTACGAGCCGATCCATACCGTGCCCTGGTATACTGCGCCCGTGTTCATTTGGCGTGGCATGATTTCACCGATGGACATGCGGCGGTTGTCTAACTGCTTCTGCACTTCTTCGTCAGCTTTAAACAATCGCATGGCTGTCGCGCCGAACCATAGGTCTGTCGGATTGACTTTGCCGTCTGCGCGAATAACGTCGCCTAGGGCTTCTAAGTCGCCCAGCTTGTCGCTACCTGCTGCCGACCACGCCGTGCCCGTGGTAGGGAAGTGCGTCGCCTTTGGCTTGAAGTCAAGCTCGTACACCGTGTTGCCGTCGTAGCCGGTTAACACTAACTTGCCCGTCTGCAGGATCTGCGACGCCTGCAATTCGACGCCACGGGTGACCATGTCCATAGACAGCATGAAATACGTCATCAGCTTGCCCATCAACTTGCCCATGTATCCTGCGTACCCGTCCGTGTACGGGTCAACACCCGCGGTACGGTTCACCAGGTCGGCAACATCTGCAGGGAAGGCTTCGCCGTATGTTGGGGGCGTAAACTCTTTAGTCGTCACGATGTCCGCGTCGTTCAGGTTAGAACCGGTGCCGCGACGTAATGCCACCGCTACCTTTTCGCCAAAACGCTGAATGTCGATCTCGACCTTGTCGCCGTCGTAGACGTTGCCAGGCTTGACCGTAAACAGTGCTTGAAGCGCACCCGTCGGGCGGCGCATTTGCTGGAACAACATCATCCAGCCTGTTGCGAAAATATTAGGCATTTGGGCGCCCTCCCTTATTGGTTATCTTGGGCTGACTGCTGGTGCGTAGTCAGTGCAATGATGGTGAAGTCGCGAAGCTGGTCGATTGCCGCGTCCGTTAGTGCCGCGCCTGCGCCGTCGACTGGGTCGCCGCGTCGAACTTGGCCGCTGATCGCTGGGCGTTCTGAGCGGTCGCCCGCTGCGGTGAACTCTACGGCCTGCGTCAGTACCGCTTTTGGTACTTCCGAACCGTCAGCCGCGCCCGTGGTGTATCGCACATACTTGCCTGTGGCGGTAACTTTGCCAAGGACTGCGCCCGCGGGCCAGGTCCCTGCGCCCGCTGCAGTCAGCGTCGCGTCTGCAAACACGGGGCCGAGGATGACGACGCCGTTTAGTTTGCGGTTTGAAATGTTGATATTAGCCATGATTTACGCTCCTACCGGTTCTAAGCCAAGGGCAGCCAATGCGGCGTTGGTCGCAGCGTCTGCGACTAACTTCTGCTTGACGCCTTCGTCTTCCGCTGCGGGGGCGTTGCCTGCGAGCGCTTGCTCGTCAGCCAGGCGGCCTGCTAAATCGGCGTTGTTAGCGTTGCACGTTAGGTACTCCGCCATCGTTTCGCCGTCGTCTTTTGCGGTGCCCGCGGCGATAGCTGCCATCGCGACTGCGACTGCACCGGTTTTAGTGCCCATCTTTGCGTGGAACTTGGCGCGGTCTAGCTCTGCCGCCACGCCCTGCTTGTGGCCTTCCGCTAATACCTGGGCGTGAAGCGCCGGGTGCTGGGCCTGTAGTGTTGCTAGATCCATTGTCATGGCTCCTGTTGCTGAGGCTTTCGCCTTGGGTTTTGATTCTTGAATGCATATCGAGTCGATCATCCCGGCCTCGAGGGCTTTCTGCGCCAGCATCATGCCGCCGCGTCCGAATGTATTATTAACCGTTTCGATTGATTTGTCACGCCCTACCGCCACCGCCGTGGCAAAAAGGTCGTGGAACTCGTCCAGCTCCGCGCGTATGACCGCGAGGCCTTCCGCTGTTTCTGGGTCTGGGCGCTTGTTTGGGGCGTTCGTGCTGGCGATGTCGACCACGGACTGCGCGCTCGGCTTGTATGCCATTGTCGCCGCCCCGATTGAGCCGACGCGACTCGCGCGACTAAGCGCCACGACGGTGTCCGCCTGTGACGCCGCCCAGTATGCCGCACTCGCCGCCGTTTGCACTAGGGCGCGTGTCGGTTTCTTCATGCCTGCGATCATGTCTCCCAGGTCGACAGCCGGTTGCGCTTCGCCCCCGCCTGAGTTGACGAGGAAGTCCACCGACTTAATGTTCGGGTCCATTTCGACTGTGTTGATCGCCGCTGCTAAGTCGCCGTAGAGGGTGTTACCCCCGCCGAAGTAGAACGCCATCCACGACGGGCGCGAGGTCATCACGCCTGTAATGCTGATAGTCGCGGAGTCGCCGGACGTCACTAGCACGCGGTCAGCGTTACCACTTGGGCCGCCCAGTGCAGCCATGGCCGTGTCGATCTGCGCCTGTGTTAGCGGTTGGGCCGCTTCTAGTGCTTGTTGCACAGTTGGGTCTAATAGCCAAGGCATTGCCGGGCCTCCTTAATTTGATGTGTGGTTTTACGCCGCCGGCTTGATCACCGTGGCGATAACTATCAGGTCGGTTAGCGTTAGCGTGTCCGCCCTGTTCGATGATAACCTAAAGAACAACACCTCACCGTTCTGTATTGACCCGTAAACCGTTACCGAAATGCCAGTCGACGACGGGGTAGGCCCTCGACCGGGACCGAGCGGGTAAGGCTTAGTCCCGCCGGTGAACACATTGCCCAATCCTAAGCTACTTTCAATATTAACGACTAGCGCCCCGTCAACAGTCGCAGGGTTAGCTGCGACAACTGTCCCGCTAAAGTCGATGCGGTACGATTGCGTTGTCGGCGCTATGCACTTAATCATGGCCTTGCCTGCCGCGGCCGAGTCGAAGTACGCGTCGTACCCGGGTGCGGGTGGTAATAGGTCGTTAGTTAGGTTAGCGATCACAAATACGTTAGTGCCCGCAGTGACCACCGTGCCCGCGACGTTGCCGTTTGACACGAGCACGTTTGCGGGGGTGCCGTTGAAGGGCGCGGACGCTTGGCCGGCGCCGAGAAGTCCGCCTAGAATGGCGTTGATTTTATCAAGCTTGAGAATCATGTCTTTACCCCGCCGTGTCGACGACTACAATCACGTCCGCACCCTTGGCAAAAACGGGCTTTGCCTCGTTCTGGGCGTACTGCGCACCGGGGGACATCAAGTCCTCCGTTGCTGCAACGTCGCTGGCCGTCTGGTTTAGGCTTATCTTGGCCAGCGCGCGGCCCCCTGTCGACGCCACGCGCAAAACACATGCCCCCGCCGCCACCTGCTGCCAGGCGTCCGTTAATGTGATCACTGTTCTAGCCATGCGTCTTCGTCTCCTGAGTTTGCGACCAGTTGGAGTTTAGCCCCGACGGCGGCCACTTGCTCCGCGCCGTACTCTTTCTCTAGTTCGAGTGTTGGGCGCATGGCGTCCGCTTTGAGTTTGTTCTCACGTGCCACGCGTTTAATGTTTGTTGTAAATCGGGTATTGGTTAGCTGGCGGCTGTTCATGCTGTTGGTCGAGTACCCGTTCGCGGCCATCATCTCCAGCCCTTTGACTTCCTTCGGTAGGTCGACCGCCTCTTTAACCGCGCCGAACCAATTGGAATTGGTCCACGCTGCGTACGTGTCGAACTTCATCGGGTCGCGGTACGCCTCCAACATGCCCGGCGCGTCTATGCGGCGCGTCAGCGTCATGGCCACGAGCCACGAGCGGTACACCAGGCGCGTGAACGTGTCCGCGAATCGGTTACGCTCGACGCCCAGCGTCATGTTAAATTCTTTGATCTCGCCTCGGCTTGCGCTGTATGAATTGCTAAACATCATAGTCAACACGGACTTAGGTATCCCGAGCCCCCACGCTATGCCGTTGATGACCGCGTCCTCAAAGTCGCCGAACTTCTCGTCGGTGCCGTCGCTCGTGAAGCCCTTTGGCTCCATGCCCGGCGGCAGTGACTCGTATACGATGCCTGGTGTAGAGCTGGCAATATTGAGCTTGTACTCGCTGCCGTCTGCTAACTGCGTGCTACCCTGCACCCGTCGGTTTGCACCAGCGGTGATCGGGCGGCTGTTTGGCACTTTGCTCTCGGGCGATTGGTAGAAGAACATCGCGAGCATGGCGTTTAGTGTCGCTTTGCGCTGCGTGCTGTCGCGGTACTTGTCGATCTCGCCGACGGATTGCATACACAAGGACACCAGGGGCTCGCCGCGGACGTCGTCGTGGCGTTTGTCTGTGGCAAAATACAACCACGACACCAGCCTGCCGCGACTGCCGCGGGCGGGGATGCGCTTGTGCTTAAAGTCTCGCTGTACGACCCAATATGCGACGGGTCTGCGGTTGGCGTCTAGCTCGACGCCGTGTTCGATTGTGTTGCCCTTGGCCAGCCCTAGCCCTTCCCCAAGCGAGCCGAGCGGGGACTGCACCAGGTTGCCCTTGATCAGTTCGTAACTTGGCAGTTGGGTCTTGGCGTTGTGGTGCTCGACCACCAGCACGTCGCCCTCGATAAGGGCCTCGCGGTACGCGTAGCGCTCGATCTCGCCAAACGTGTGCTGCCCGCTGAAGTGGCAGACGTCTGACAAGGAGGCCCACGCGCTGAACTTGTCCTCGACATCGATCGCCCACTCCGACAGACTGTCGTCCGCGACGTTGGGGATCAGGTTCTCGATTGGGTCCGCTTCTAGGGACAAGCCGGTGTTGATTACGTTGGTTACGAATCTGCGGATAATGCCGCGCGCGTAAAGATTGGTTTTGAAAAACGACGCGGAACGCTCACGCAGCGCCCAGTAGTCAGTGACGGTGATCGGCACGGGGCCGAGGCCCCCTGCGTACTTCTCACCGTCGTTGACGTTGAAATATGACCCCGAGTACCCGTACCCCTCAGGCGCGTAGGCTTCCACCGGTGCGGCGTTGTACTCGACCGCGGTGTGTGAAAACCCGTAGCTCGTAGGCTCGACCGCGGTTTGCGGCACGGCTGTCGGCTTGCGCTTAAAACGGTCTAGAATCGAAGCCACGGCGCTGCCCCCCACGGTACTTGCTGGACGGCGCCACCGTTGGCGCAGCGCGCGCACAGGGCGTCATACTGCTGCCACACGAGGCCGTACGTCTCCTGCAAGGTGTTGACGTCCTCGCGCTTGACCATCTGGTCGCCTTGGCCGGTGCTGAGGCGGTACTCGCGCACGCCGCCGACCAAAAGGGCCGTTATTGCGTCGAGGTAGGCGGTCAGCAGTGCCTGCAGTTTTGCAATGTGGTCTAGTTCAAATTGAGTGCAAGACATCGAAACGCCTCCGAGTAAAATTAATTCAATGATAAACCCCGCAGGGCTGCGCGTCAACTGCGACCGCGCGCGCCCTTTGCAATACCTCACTTTACTGAGCGGACGGCGTCCAGTACAAGCCCTCCTTAGCCAACGCCCAAAACTCGGGCCAGACTAGCGCGTCGATGCCCGCCATCTGCTCGCACACGTCATACGCGACCATTTCCAGCGCTGCCGTGTTGTACATGAGCAAGTCCCACAGCTCCTGCCTTGCGTTGTTCGGGCGGTGCCAATATGTGCCGAGCACTTTGCCCGATTTGGGGTCCTTTTGCTGGCACTTGTACTCGACGGTCAAGTGGTTTAGCGTCTTGTCTTCGATGTCTATCGGGGCTGACCACGTGTTGCGGGGCAGGGTGCCTAACCCGTTCCACTGTCGTGCCAACGCGTGCGACCATCGGTCTTTGTACAGGTCCACCGTGACCGCGCAATATCTCACGCCCGTGGCGTTTTGCAGCATGTCAAATTCTTTAATGCGTGACCCTTTCAGCGGTTTGTCTCGGCCGCGCAGGGGGTAAACGCCCGCATCCCACTGACCGCAGAACGAGTACACCGTGTCGGACAAGTACGACGCGTCGACCATTGTAATCGCGATGCGGAAGTCACGCCCGCCCGCCGAGTACGTCTTCGCGTCGATCAACTCGGCCAGGTCTTCCCACGCCTGCGAGTCTGGCGACGTGCAGTCGCCCTCGATGACGATGTACTCGACCATGTACGCGTTGTACCCTGCGCTGTCTGCACTCGGGGCCCAGGCCATGACTTTGACCGCGAGCCACTTCTCCTGGACGTCCACCGCCATGGTGATGATCTCAATCGGTCCGCCTGCGCGTTCCATAGCGTGCGCCATTGGCAGCTCGCCGCTTCGGTATGCCGCGCGTTTGTGCGGGCTGACCTGGTGCGCTTTTAGTTTATCGGTGCGGGCCTCGAAGGGCTCCCCAAGGTCGTTGTTATAAAATACCTGCAATTTTTCGATGTCTTTGTGGCGGTTCTCCTCGTCGTCCCATGCCTCCACCCATGCGCGGGCGATTGCCTCCCATGTGCGGGCGAAGGACGGCGCATACAGTGCCGAGATGTGGTACGACCTGAAATCGGGCTGGGATGGTCTGGCCGTCGGGCGCCACTCCCCCTGCGGCATGATCAGCGCCTTGTGCTCGTTCACCATGTCACCCGCGCAGTGCTTGCACGTGTACCGCACGGACCCGGACACCACGGTGCGCCCTGTCTCGGTTTGCTCTGTCTCCCAGTTTAGCCCGTAGATCAAGCCCGTCTCTTTGTTCGTGCCGCGAAAGCGTAGGACCTGCTTTTCGCCGCAGTGAATACACGGCACGAAGTAGTACCGCTGATCGCCCAGCGCGAACCGTTTGGAGATCACGTCGGTGCCGACGATGGTCGGGGTCGACAGGTCGAGGATCTTGCGTGTCAGTTCGTATGAGTTCGTCCGCGTCTCGGTCGTCTTCATCGGGTCGCCGTCACGTCCGACCACCAGCGGCCAGCCGCTTGCCTCGTCTCGCAGCAGGATGGGGGCAGACAACGACCGCTGTTTCGCCTCGTTAATCGCGCCAAGGGGGATCAGGTATCCGCCGCCCGCCCACTCGATCTTCGTATTCGTTAGGCCCTGCTTGCCCTTTCGCATCGTGTCATTCGACTGGATGATGTCGTCAAAACCCGAGCTTTGGAACATGGGCACGATGTTGACGTCCATGCGCAGTTTCGCCAGCCCGTCGTCCGCCGTGAAGAACAACACCGGCATGGTGCGCACGTGCTCTGCGTAATACCCGATCACGTTCTCGAGCACACCGACCGTTGCGGCCACCTGTGCGCCCTTTTGAATCGCGACGAAATGGACGCCGCTTTCCTGGCTCATGCAGTCCAGCGGCTCGCGCCAATACGGCGTCGGGTCCCAGCTAAACGGCCCAGGGCGTGCGGTGGTTTGGCTCGGGAGGTAGCGCCGAGTCTCTGCCCATTCGCTCGGGGACAGCAGGACGTGACGCTCTGCCGTGGCGGCTAGTAAGTCGGCCACGCGGTTGGCGGTGTCGTGAAAATAATCGTTATGACTTTGCACTGCGTATGATCCTGTCTGAGTTGGCCTTGGCCATTTTTATGACTTGCTCCAGCACTTTGGTGACGGCCTTGCGCACCTCGACGTCGCTTGCGCCCGCGGCCGTCAGTGTTTTTGAAGTGTCGGCGATGTTCTTCGCCGCGTCGGTCAGCAGCATTTTGTGCAGGCCGTCGATGTGCATAGCCAGCCGCTCGATGTGCGAAAAGTGCGCGTACTCTTTGCGGTCGCGGGCCATCTTCTCCTCGGCCGCCTGTGTCTGCACTAGGATTTTGTAGGCGGCCACGTACTCCTTGAACTGTGCCTGCCTCCCGTACCGCTTGACGATCTCCCGCAGCGGCAGGCCCATGAAGCCCAGCGCGTCGAGGTCTTCGTCGTCGCCGTCGTGGTCTGGTGCGATAGTGTCGTGCGCCGGTGGGGCCGTGTCGTACTGCGGCATGCTCTTGGCTTTAGCCGTGGCCGCCTTTGCCGCCTTTGCCCGCTCCGCCACGATGTCCGGCTCGACGTACCCGAACTCGGCACAGTACATTTTTGCGTTTTTGTGCTCAAGGTCGATCTTGTCCCCTACCATGGCGGCGTGCAGTTTCCCCCCCTTCTCACACTGGCGGTACACCGTGGATTTGGTCGCCCCTGTGAGCCTGCGCGACAGCTCAAGTCTGCCGACTAGGCGTTGCTTGCTCATGTTGTTAGCCCTGGTTGTTTCTGTGGGAAAATTTTACCCCATTTATGCCCCACGGGAAAGCCCCACGGGAATCCGTACCAAAATCAACACTTTGCGAGAAAGCCGAGA